CCTCATGGAGAGAGTTCAATTTATGGCGCAATGGCTCGTTTATCTCAGGATTGGATTATGCGTTATCCACTTATTGATTGGCATGGTAATAATGGTAATGTGGTAGGAGATGGCCCTGCGGCCGCACGTTATACAGAAGCACGTCTTGCCAAAATCGCAGAAGATGGCCTTCTAAATGGAATTAAGAAAAATGCTGTAGATTTTATTCCAAACTATGATGAAACTATGGAAGAACCAGTAGTTTTACCGTCAGCATTCCCAAATCTTCTTTGTAATCCGAATAGTGGCATTGGTGTTGCGATGGCTTGTAATTGGGCACCTCACAATTTAGGTGAAGTGGCGCAGGCTATTTATGATTATATTGATGGTAAAGAGCCAACACTTCCAGGCCCCGACTTTCCAACAGGCGGCGTAATCATTAATAAAAATGAAATTCCTGATATTATGCGCACCGGACATGGTAGTGTAAAAGTCAGGGGTAAATATAAGACAGAAAAAAATTCTATTGTTTTCTATGAAATCCCGTATGGAGTATTTGTAGAAAATCTAATTACACAAATTGGTGAAGTGGCAGAAGAAATTACTGGAATTGATGATGTTCATGATGAAACCAATAAAAAAGGTATCAGAATTGTTATTGAACTTGAAAAAGGTGCTAATGTAGACCATATTGTAAATCAGTTATTTGCAAAAACAGATTTGCAAACTACATTTGCATATAACCAAGTTGCTCTTGTCAGTAAGACTCCAACAGAGTTAAATCTTAAAGATTGTTGCAAAATTTATGTAGACCATAATCTTCGCTGTTTAACAAGAGAAAAGCAATTTGATTTAGAAAAAGCAGAGGCTCGACTTGAAATTGTTCAGGGTTTGTTAAAGGCTCTTGAAGATATTGACAATATTATTAAACTAATTAGAAATTCTTCATCTGCGGCAGCAGCACAGCCAGCCTTAATGAAGCAATATGGTTTCTCCGAGGCACAGGCGAAAGCAATTCTCGCTATGAGATTAAGTAGTTTAGCAAATCTTGAAAAAGTTGAGATTGAAAATGAAGAAAAGCAGTTATTGGCTACTATTGGAAATATTAAAGCTTGGCTTAGCGCGCCAGATAAACAGTTCCAGACAATTAAAGATAATCTTGCGGCGATTGTTAAAAAATATGGTGATGCCCGTAGAACTGAATTGATGCAAATTGAAACTAAAAAAGTTGACAAAGAAATTCAGTATGTTGAGCCAGAAAAAGTAGTAGTTATTATGACTGAATCTGGTTTGATTAAGCGCATTCCAGCATCCTCTTTCCGCACTCAGCGCAGAGGTGGTAAGGGTGTAAAAACTAATGACGATATTGTAAATTGTGTTATTCGTACAAATACAGTAGATAATCTCATGATTTTCACTAATAAGGGTAATATGTATCGTCTACTTGTTGATAATATCCCAGAAGGTAATAATACAACAAAAGGAGTTTCTATTAAAACAATTATCCAAATGGAACCAACTGAAACTCCTACTACAATTTATTCAATTTATAGAGATACTGATGCTAAATATGTTCTCTTTATTACTAAAAATGGTTTAGTAAAGAAAACTGCTCTGGATGAATATTTAAAAACTCGTAAAAGAACTGGTGTTGCCGCAATCAGTTTGCGCGAAGGGGATTCTTTGGCGAATGTTTGTCTGATTAAAGATGAACCAATTATGCTAATTACAAAAACTGGTATGTGTATCAAATTTAATTCAAGTGATATTTCCCCAACATCACGAGCTACGGCTGGTGTTAAGGGTATTGAATTAAAACCAGATGACGTTGTGGTAACAGGTCTGCCTGTGCGCAATCAGAACGATTCACTAGCAATCTTTACTACTGGTGGATATACAAAGAAATTACTTCCAAATGAGTTTGTTACACAAAAGCGAGCCGGTAGGGGCGTTATGACTTACAAACCAACCGAAACATCTGGAGATGTTTCTGGCGCTGCATTAATTAGTGATGAAGATTCTATCTTAATTATTGGCGCATCTAAATCTATTTGTCTATCAGCAACAGATATTCCAGTATATGGGCGTCAAGCTGCTGGTAATATAGCAATTAAAGATAAAATACAATCAATTTCAAAGGTGTAGTGATACACCTTTTTTCTTTTTATAAAAAATATGTTATAATATATTCAAGAGGTATATTATGAATAAAATTGATTATGGTATTTTAATAAAAAGATTAAATGAAGCCGCTGATGCTTATTATAATTCAGGCACCCCTATTATGTCAGATGAAGAATTTGATATGTATATGGAAGAACTTAGAGAATTTGAAGAACATAGTGGTATTGTATTTTCTAATAGTCCCACTCAAAATGTCGGAGCTTCTGTATTATCCTCTTTGAAAAAAGTTCAAATTACACCAAAGCCGATGCTCTCATTAGAGAAGTGCCACTCCGACGTGGAAGTTGCGGAATTTGCGAATAATCAAAGTATGATTGCTATGGTAAAACTAGATGGTTTATCAGTCCGCGTCAAATATAATAATGGAAAATTGATGTCCGCAAACACCCGCGGTAATGGAGTTGAAGGCACAGATATTACAGAGCATATAAAACAATTTCAGAATATACCTCTTACTATTCCCTATAATGGTGAATACATTGTTGATGGTGAAGCAATTATTAAAATTCACGATTTTGAGGAAATTAATAAAAATAATGAGTTTAAAAATCCAAGAAATGCGGCAGCTGGCGCACTCAATGTATTGGATACTAAATTAGTAAGAGATAGAAAATTATCTTTTATTGTTTGGGATGTAATTGAAGGCTATTCTACTGATTTTAATTATTTAAGTGATAAATTAGAAGAAGCAGAAACTTATGGTTTTGAGATTGTTAAATATGAAATTTATCCATATCACAATGCGAATTGGACAATCAATAAAATAAACAATCTTTTAATGGAATATAATAAAGAATATCCATGTGATGGAGTTGTTTGGAAATATGATAATTTTATTTATGGAGATTCTCTTGGCGCAACAGGTCATCACTTTAAAAATGCTATTGCGTGGAAACCAAAAGTAGAAACTGCTGAAACTGAACTACTTGATATAGATTGGACTATGGGGCGAACTGGTATTCTTACACCAGTAGCAGTATTTAAACCTGTTGAATTAGATGGTTCTGTTATAGAAAGAGCAAGTCTTCACAATGTTAGTGTGATGAACGAAACTCTTCATGGTCGCGGCTGGGTTGGTCAAAAACTAAAAATTTATAAAGCAAATCTTATAATTCCACAAATTCTTTCCGCAGAAGAAGATAATGAAGAAACAAAAGCATATGTTGAACAGCCTTGGCTGTGTCCCATTTGCGGCGAGCCTCTATATGAACACGGAACTAATTCAATTTTCTTGGTCTGTGAAAATCCAAATTGTGATGGTAAATTAATTAATCGTTTAGATCATTTTTGTGGGAAAAAGGGGTTAGATATTAAGGGTTTATCAAAAGCAACTCTTGAAAAACTTATAACTTGGGAATGGGTTTCTAATTTCTCTGATATTTATGAATTAGAAAAATATAAAATAGAATGGATGGATACACAGGGGTTTGGTGATAAATCCGTTCGGGCAATCCTGGCCGCAATAGAAGATTCTAAAACTCAAACACTCGAATCATTTATTTCTGCTATTGGAATACCTCTTATTGGTAGAAATATGGCAAAAGAAATTTGTAAGCATGTATCTTCATATGAAGAATTTAGAAAACTAGTAGATGATAAATATGATTTCTCAAAATGGGATACTTTTGGTCCTGAAAAATGTATAGCAATTAGAAAATATGACTTTACAGAAGCAGATAAAGTTGCTAAATATATTACATTTATTCAACCAGAAGTAGAAGAAACTACAAATTCTTTAAACGGAATTACTGTGGTAATTACTGGTAAATTAAATAATTATAAAAATAGAACTGCTTTACAAAAAGAAATTGAAAATCGTGGAGGTAAAGTATCAAGTTCAATCTCTGGTAATACCTCTTATCTTATCAATAATGACATTAATTCAATGAGTACTAAGAATGTTGCGGCAAAAGCGGCTGGCGTACCAATCATTTCAGAACAAGAATTTATAGAAAAATTCTTGCATTAAATAAAAAAATTATGTATAATATCATTGTAAAAATTAAGGAACAAAAATATGGCTAGTAAATCATCGCTTGATATTATCGCGAAAGAAATCGCTGAGTTAGAATTAAATATACAAAAAGGCGTTGGTCCAGAAGCCGTTAAATTGGCAGAAGATAAGATTACTGAATTGATTAACCAATATCATCTGGGATTGGAAGAAATGATGATAATTGATGATCTAGTTCAAGAAATCTTAAACAGATAATTGACTTTAAAAATAATTTGTGATATAATTTTTACATAAATAATAATTAAATATATGAAGGAGAATGAATTATTATGGCAATGAAGGAAAATAGTAAGAATGTTTTAAATTATCTCAAGGCTCACAATGGCGAAGACCTCACAGCTGCTGATGTAGCGGATGCACTCGGCCTAGCTAAGCGTTCTGTTGATGGCATTTTCACAGCAATGCAGAAGAAGGGTCTCGGTGTTCGTACACCTGCTGAAATCGAACTAGATGATGGTTCTCATAAGGCAATTAAGCTTCTCTCCCTTACAGATGCGGGAATGGCTTTTGACCCAGATGCTGACGCTGAGTAATTAAGCATAAAATCTATTGGGGTAGAGAAATCTACCCCTTCTTTTTTAGGAGTATAATATGATTTGAGTTTATGCAATAATTGGACTGTTAGTTGGTATAATTATATGCTATCTAATTATGCGACCAAAGCATAAATTAGACCAAGAAACTCTCCAAAAGAATGAAGATTTGAAGCGAGCCTATGGCGAGTTAAGTGCGGCCGTAGCCTCTGCCGAAACAGCGGTTCAAGCATTGGAAAATCATAAATCATCTCTCAATCAAGATATTGAACGAATTAGCGCGCAAGCAAAAGCAACGACTGATGAAATTTATCAAAAGTCATATGATTTAATGCAAGAGCGCATGTCTCAATCTGCGGAAATTGCTGGTTTTAAATATCAGCGTGCAGAAGAGAAAATGAAAAAAGAATATCTTGATTTATTAGAAGAAAATGAGCGTAATTTAAGCGAACTTTGTAATAAAGTAAGAGATAAATATGCTGAATTAGATGATTTAAAGAATAAGACTTTGGCCGCAATTGCCGCAGATAAACGAAGAATTTTAGAAGAAGATGAAAAAAACTTCTATAAAATTAAGATTTCAGAAGATGAAATGTGGGATATTGAAATTCTTCGTAAGGTAGTTAAAGAGTTAAAGTGTGATCCGCTCCCCGTTAATAAGGTTATTTGGGAAGTTTATTACAAAAAACCAACTATGGATTTATTGGGCAGATTAACTCCTACTGGAACAGTTCATTGTGGCATTTATAAAATTACAGATATTCATACAGGACAATGCTATATTGGTCAATCCGTTGATTTGCGCAATAGATTAAGAGACCATATTAAAGCTGGGCTTGGTATTGGCGCAACGAACAATAGATTTTATACCGAAATGAAAAATGTCGGTCCAGAAGCGTTTATGTATGAGATTATAGAAGAATGTGACCGTTCTAAATTAAATGAGCGTGAGCGTTATTGGATTAATTTTTACAACAGTACAGATTGGGGTTTCAATTCAACTGTTGGAAATAGAGATAGAGATGGAGAATAATATGATTAAAGTTATTGGTGAACCTGGTTCAGGGAAAACAAAGCAGTTAATGAAAATGTGCTTTGATGAAGGTGCCACCTTCGTCTGCAAAAATCCAGAAGCAAAATCGGTAAAAGCGCATGCTTATGGATTTATCGGATTAAACATTATATCTTATCAAGATTTTCTATTAAACTCTGGTTATAATGAAAATAACGCTTATTTAGATGATATTGATGAATTTTTAGAAGTCATCGGATGTAAAGTAAAAGGTTTTGGAGGTAATAAATAATGAAATTTGAAAATACCTCTGTTAGCAATTTTGAAGGTGCGCTCAGAGGTATGCGGAATCCTCTAGCAAGCTGGAAAAAATCTGATTCATATTATGGAATTACAGATTTAGATAGTTTAAAAGATTATGAAGTTGCTAAATCATATTTAAAGAAAATGGAAGTTCCAGAAGATACAGATGAATATGATGAAAAACAGGATACTATTGCGGCTTGGTTGCGCAATGAGGGCCTGTTGCGTAATTTTGAAGATTATGAATATTTAGATTGTGTTTTTATTGGTGCTAATGATATGGATTTAGCGATGCGTCTTTGCGCGGCTGGCCCCGAACATCGCAAATTTTTGCGTCAAATTCAAGTAAGTGTAGATATTACTGCACCATTATTCTGGTTTAAGGAATTTGATACTTACAAAATCGGCACAACTGCCAATAGCACTTCTACAATGCATAAATTATCTTCAACTCCGATTAAATTAGATTGTTTTGAAATTGGTGATTACGATCCTGATTTAGTAATTTATGAAGAAAATGATTGGCGAGTTTGTGAAGCAATTGATGATTTACTTGTTGATTTAGAAAGATTGCGTCTAAAATATCTTGAAACAAAAGATAAGCGCTATTGGAAAGAACTAATTCGATGGCTGCCAGAAGGTTGGCTTCAAACAAGAACAATTACTATGAATTATGAAAATCTTCGTAGCATTTGTCATCAGCGAGAAGGCCACAAATTAACTGAATGGCATAGTTTTATTGCTTGGGCGAAAACGCTACCTTATGCGGAACAATTCATCTTCGGGCAACCTGTTGCTTTTAATTAAAAAATTTGTTATAATATAATTACTGGAATTGAAAGGTAATTAAAAAATGAGAACTGAATTTTTAAATTTTATTGATGAATTAATTAAACATGATGAAGATTTTGCTAACAGTATTATGAATGATGATATTAAACAGTATCTTGAAATTCTAAGAACAGAAAAACCAAATAATCCAGAAATCACTGATAATGGTAAGATTATTCTGAAATACATGCAGGATAATGATGTAAGAATGGGTAAGGCTAAGGATATTGCTGATGGGCTTGGAATCTCTTCTAGGGCCGTGTCTGGTTCGTTGAGAAAGCTCGTTACAGATGGTTTTGTTGAAAAAATTAGTAAAGAACCTGTTATTTATGCGATTAGTGAAAAAGGAAGAAATTATAAAATTGATTAAGGAGAATTGAAATGAAAAAGAGAATGATTAATACAACAAGAATTGAAGGTGTATTGTATCAGCATAGCCTTGAATTAAAGGTTTCTGGCCCCAATTCTAAAAAGCCTGGAACAGAATTCATTTCTGGTAATATTGAAATCGCAACAAATGATGCGATGACAAATATCGTTCCAGTTCATTTTACCTATGTAACGGCTACAACCGCACAGGGTAAGGAAAATGCAACATTTACAACATTAAAGGGTATTATTGATAAGAAAATTGGATGCTATACAGATCCAGATGTAGTGGATAAGGC